GGAAGCGGTCAAGTTGATCGGCTAGTTTCTTGGCTTCACGGGCGGCGGCTTCTGAATCAACCCCTATCTGCTCAATATCACCGCCTTCGTTAAGGTTTTCCAGGCGCTTATTAAGCTCTACGGCAGCCGTGCCCAGCTTTTCTTTTTCGGCTTTTAGCTGCGCTATTTTGTCAAGAATGCCGCGATCGGTTAATGCGCTAAGCGGGTCCTGCGATTCAAGGCCAATCAGCTGAAGACCTAGCAAATCAACCTCGTTATTGATCTCAGCAATGCGGCCGGCTACGGCAAACAGATCATCTTGAAGTTGCTTAGTTTGAAACCCAGCGGAACCGCTGAGGATAGAATTTAGACGCAGTTCGAACTCGTCAAGCTCTGGTATGGATTCGGCCACGGCATCTTTAACGGATAGATATGCCAAGCCGAGCGATCCTAAAATTGCAATGGCAATACCGATCGGACCAGTCGCGATAGAAACAGCACGGCCAAAGGTTGCAACACCCACCGCCGCCGCTTTGCTGGCGCCACTCAACTGCAATTTGGCAACAGTGAGCCTTGCCACTCGAACTTCAGCAATCAACATCGCAGCTGTGGCTTTGGTCAGTGCGGCTGTAAAGCCAACCCCTAGGACGATACCAACCGCTTTAGCAGCAGTGGCAATATCTTTAAGCAATTCGGCCAATAAGCGCTGACCTGATTCGCTATTGGCGAGAAAATCAACATACTCTGAAAGCGGCCCAACCAGGTCTGAGAAAATAGCAAACCCAACTGCTTGGGCTTGTTTTTTCAACACGTTCAGAGAATCGTTAAATACCTCTGCAGCTTTAGTGGCATCGCTTGATAAAACCGCGCCGGTGCTAATTAACTGCGCTTCAAGACGTTCAATCCCTTCAGTGCCTTCCAAAAGCAGTGGTACTATTTCACGGCCAGCACGGCCAAAGATTTCGAGCGCTGTTGCTGTGCGTATCGTCGGGTCTTCAATTTCCCCAATTGCTTGTCCCACCAATTTGAACTGGCGTTCAGGTGATAAGCCCTGCAGGTCTTTAACTTGGATGCCCACGCGCTCAAATGCCCGCACGTAAGTCGAGAGGCCATCGGACGCCCCTTGGACATTCCGCTGAAGCTGTTGAATTCCTTTAACCAGGACTTCCATTTCAATGCCAGATTGCTCTGCGGCGAAGCCTAATGTTTGGACGCTTTCAGCCGTTAAGCCTGTCGAAGTTGCGAGTTTTTGAATCCTGTCGGCTTCATCTGCCAGCGATTTAAAGCCGCGCGCAGCAACGGCAATACCCGCTACGGATATAGCGCCTAATGCAACTGAAAGATTGCGGACTCTGGCGGTGGCTTTATCAAGGTCCATTTGCGCAAACCTAAGCTCGCGCGAAACTTTGGCCATTTCTTTCTTTGCGCTTTTCTGAACGCGCTGCATGTCGCGCTCAAACCCAGCCGCATTCGCAGCAATGTCCAGCACTAAACGGCCAAGGGATACTGTCATTCGGGTTTCCTAGTGTTTACGGCAAAACCAGCGGCTTTAAATTCGCGAATCATCATCTCGATGTCAGTTTCTTTTTCAAGTTCGACCGCTTTGTTTTTTTCAAGCCAAAGGTCAGGCATCATGAGCCCGCTAGGCTCCATTGGTTTTTGACCTTTGCTACGGTGTAAATTGGCTGTCAATGCGGTTAGATGGGCGCTAATGCGTTCAACGCGCTGGCCATCTGTCGGTTCGTATGAATACCAGGCTTTCCAGTAATTCAACTCCCAAGCGGGGTACTCTGAAAGCACGTATGAAAGCGGCTTGCCATCTTTGACAGCAAGCCGCATACATAGCCGGAGGCTTTCAGAGCTTAGGAGTTTTTTTCCGCTTCCTCAGCGGATTCTTCGGGGTCTGCCTTTTGCGCTTCTGCGTAGATGGCGTCGATTAACTCAGCCGGCAGTTCATCAAACTCAGTACGATTGGCATATTTACGCTTGCCTTTGCCATCTGACCAGCGCAGAAATACATACAGCTGGGTGTAGCTCACCCACGCAATAAACTGCTCTTTGGTTAAAACCCGCTGTGCGGTTTCTTTTAAATCTTCATCGTCATTGGCTGCGCTTTGTACATTTTTTGACGCTGAGATCAGCTCACCTTGAACAGCGGCCAGTTTTACTTTGTCGCCAGCGGAGAGGCCGCGTAAGAACACGGCCTCTTTGTCAACTTCAAGATCAACCAGCTTTACAACTTCAGCTTTCGTTGAAAATTTACGCATGTTAAGCCACCGGTGTAATTGTGATGGCGCCAGATACGCGCAATGAAACAGTGGCGCGCCAAATGTTATCAGTCTCCGAATCTTTCTGGAACTGAAGCACACCTGCAGAGAAGTCTAACGTGGTGCGGTCTGTTGGAATGGTGTAAGAGCCGCCCGAAAAGGTTGGCGCTGTGGCGGCTTCTGCACCGGCAACTAAAAATCGGACGTTAGCACCACCAAACAGCTCTTCAAGCTTAACCTGGCTGGCTTCATCAGGCTCCCATTTCAAATTTAAAGAAATGCTGCCGTTGTCTTTCAAGCCCGGTAAAAATTCACGAGCAACGGAATCAAGATCAGTAATATCAATTTCACCGGCCGTGCCACCAACGCCGCTAAAGCCGGTAATACCAACGATCTTGATAACCTCGCTGCCGGTATCTGCTGCATCCAAGATATAAAAATCAGTGCCTTGTGTTTTAAGTTCTGCCATGTCAATTTCCTTTTAAAAACCCGTAAACGGGCGATGTGGTTTTAATTAATTTTGTGCTTTTCGTGCGATTGTTTCGATTTGTTTTTCAACATCAGCTGCAATTCTTTCGATGCTGCCGCTCCCCACCTGATCAATGACCGGGCGAAGGAATGGTTTGGCACTTTGCTTGATTGTTCCAAGCTCTACAAATGCACCCCAATAGGCTTTTTGCTCATAGCCTATGAAGTGACGAAGATCAAAGCCATCGCGGGACGGTTCAGCGTCTAGCTTGACTTTGATGCTTTGACCCAAGCGCAGGCCCTTTGGGGCATTCTTGGGTAAGTTTCCGGGGCCTCGGCCTGATAGATTTGCGGCGGCTTGATCGCGCCAGGCATTCGCCTCTTTTCGCATGGCCTTTAGCAAAGGCCCACCGCCCTTAGATACCAACTCACGCGGCAGGCTGTCTATTTTTTTCAAAAATTGCTGCAGGGTGATATCAGCCATGAATGATCAACCTTCCGATCTTGGCAGCCAGTACGAAATATCAAACGAATAGCGATAGGTATCAGTAGCCGGGTCAAACTGACCGGCGATGGTGTAGACGACAATGTAAGACACAGTTTCGACCGCATCGCGCACAGCATTGAACGCAGTGCGCGCCGTTAGCAGCAAATCAGAATAGATGTCGATCTGTACGCGCACGTTGTCCATTTCTGGCGCTTCTGACAGCATGTTGTTAGGTGCGCCGCTCACTGTCTGATAAACAGCGTAGGGGTACGTTACCGGCAATGCTTGTGGATAGCGCGATAAAAAGAACCGGGTAGGATCGCTACCTAAGACGTCAGTAACCGATGTGGTGTTTTCCATTAAAGCAACCAGCGGCGGGATCATTGCAAGTTATCCATCGTTTACGCCTTTCGTGCAGGTGAGCAACATAAATTCATTTCGCCGGATGATGCTTTTTTCGATACTGGTAATGTCGTAATAGTCAGAATCAAACAGGACGCGCATGGTCGTGTTGATTCCAGGCAAGTGTCGAATCGTTACGGTAAAGGTCTGAACTTCACGCAATTGGGCAGCCACCACCTTTTCGGCGCCGCGCGTGGGGGCAAATTCAGACCAGACCGAATCAAATTCAGTCCAGCTTTCTATTTCAGAGTTGTACTGGTCAAATGTGATGCTTACTTGCTGTATTTCGATCCAGTCTTTTAAACGGCCTGAGTCCATCAGAACCGGACAACTCGAAATGGAGCTAATATTGACTCAAGCCCCATTGGCAGAGTTTTAACATCTGCAATGGTGCTTGCAGATCTGTTTTCGTATAAATGGCCAGCAAGCCATTGGATCGCCTGGCGAATTGGCGCAGGCAGAAAGCCAGCAAAGTGCGTGCCAGACCCCGCTGTCGTGATTGTGACTCCCTGCAATTCGATGTGCGTTGCCGTAACCTCTGTGATGGTGTAACTGCCCTGCACTATGCCGGCCGGTAATGCCCCGCCGCTGTTCCAAAGATAAATCGAATCACCAACCTTGGCGCCGGTTTTTTGTACAGCCAGCCGGTTGTTTTGTACATCCGCAGTAAATGGCGTTGAATAGCCAGCGTAGTAGTCAACCTG